ACTAATTTTGCCGATTTATCTTCTATTGCAACAGATGGTACACCTCCTGTCTTTAGAACGTCAGGAGTCATAAGAGATTTTTTAGTTACAGGAAACCAAGCGTCTAATCGTAATAGAGTTCAATGGGCAGGAATTAATGATATTACCACTTGGACAGCAGGATCTAAACAAGCTGATTATCAAGACTTACCAGGATCAGGTGGACAGATTGTAGCCATTACTTCTGGAGAGTATGGTTATATTTTTAGACAAAATGAAATAGTTCGTATGGACTATGTGGGAGGATCAACTGTATTTAGATTTTCCGTAGTTTCTCCTAATAGAGGAGCCATCATGGGTAAAACTGTTTGCCAAGATAATCGTAGGGTTTTCTTTTATGCTGATGATGGATTTTTTGAAGTTCAAGGTGATAATATTAAACCGATTGGAGCTGAAAAAGTAAATCGTTTTTTTGATGAAGATTTAAACAAAGGTTTTTCTAATAGAATTGTAGCTGCGGTTGATCCTTTTAATACGTTAGCTATTTGGTTATATCCAAGTGCAGATAATCAAGCGAATACTACTGGTATTTGTGACAAACTATTAGTTTATAATTATATTACTGAAAAATGGTCTTTTGCTAAAGCGACAGCTAGTACCATCTTTTCTCAATTCGTTGGTGCTTATACCGTAGAAACAATGGATCAAATCTCATCTAACTTAGATGATATTAATATTGCTTTAGATTCTCCTTTCTGGTCT